TGTAGATGGTCAGCATTTATGTAATGCTTTAGCAAGTTATCCTACTAAACATAAGAAAGTTAATTGTATTGTAAAAAAATATAATACCAAAGCAGAAGTTATTAAAGATGTATCTAAACTTAATAATGTACAGAAAACGTGGAATGATGAAAATTATTTAAACGCTTGGTATAAATTCGGTAAAGATAATATTGAACACTTTAGTAATTATGCTTACCTATGGAATACATATAATAATATATTTGATGGGCTACCTTGTGGGTTTTTAGTAGATTTATATTCTACAAATAAAGAATCATTCAGAGAAGGTTGTTTAGAGTTTAGAGATTTAAAGTTCAGTGATAGGCTTGCACAAATTTCTTATATCTTAAAACAAGATTATTGTAAAGGAGCATTTACATTACAAGGCTTAAGAAACTGGGCTTTTAATAGAAAGTATAAAGAGTTAAAAGATATTGATTTTGTTAAATTAGAATCAAGATTAAAATTATCAATTAAAAATAACGAAGATAAAAACTGTAACGGAAGAGAAGATTTTGCAGAATTTATAGATAGAATTTACAAAAGACTATAATATATGAATGATATAAAAATGATGGAATCTATAAAGGATTACGTAAATAACCTTTATAATTTAGACATAGAGAAAGATACAAGGAAAAGAGAGTATGTAGATGCAAGGGCTTTCTACTATAAACTATGCAGGGACTTAACTAAATGTAGTTTAACCCATATAGGTAAATCAGTAGGTAGAGATCATTGTGGAGTCTTACACGCTTTAAAACATATAACACATTACTTAGATACAGATGAAATAGATAAGGCTTATTTACATTTTGGAAAGGTAGAGAACTTACCTAAAGAATCTTATTCATACTTACAATATAGAAATAATAAGTTATCTAATGATTTAAAAAAGAAAGAATCAATATTAAGATTACTACCACAATTAGAAACCATTTACAATAACTTAAATGAATTAACAGATGATCAGAGAAGAACTGTTAATAGGAGAAACGAAATGCAGTTTAATACTATTGCAAGGTGTCTAACAAGAGTAGAAGAAATAATAGAAACAGAAGCAGAATAAAAAAATAAACAATTAACTATATATAAATATGCAAGTAGTAAACATTCAAGAGGTTAAGCCTAACAAAAACAATCCAAGGATTATAAAAGATTATAGGTATAAAAAACTATTAAAGTCTATTAAGGAGTTTCCAGAGATGCTCAAATTAAGACCGATCGTAGTTAATAATAATATGGTTGTGCTTGGCGGTAATATGCGTTTGAAAGCTTGCAAGGAAGCAGGACTGAAAGAGGTTTGGATTTTAAAAGCTGACGATCTAACAGAAGAGCAACAAAAAGAATTTATTATAAAAGACAATGTAGGTTTTGGAGAGTGGGAATATGATATGTTAGGAAACGAATGGGATCTTGATGAGTTAGATGATTGGGGATTATTAATCCCATCTTTCAATGAAGATATTAATTACGATCCAATACTTACACCATCTTTTGATGGAAAGCAATTAACCGAAGAACAATACGAAAAGAAGAAACAAGAGTTAGAAACAAAAAACTTAGATTCTAATAAAAGTTTTATATCTTGCCTATGCCCAAAATGTTTTCACGAGTTTGAAGTTGAAAAGAAATGATGAAGTCTCAAGTCATAATGACTTTATGGAAAACTAAATTCACTTTTGCTAAAACAATGAAAAGCATTCCTCACGAATGGACTTGTAAGAATGACTGGAACAATAAAGAAGCTTTCGAGAAAATTGTTATGTTTATAAGAGAGAATGGGGTTAAAGAAAAGTTTTACAATAAAGAGTATATTTATTTCTATGCAAACAAATATAAGTACTGGACTATGGGTAATCCCTTAGAAAAAACTATTATAATCAATAGAGCAAAAGCAGAATGAAAATAACGGCTACCTATAACATCAAAGATCATTGTAAAGAACTTATGGTTCAAGCAAAGAAAGATGGAATACTGTTTGCTAAAAATATATTATTTTTTATTCTTTCTAATGAATCAGAGCCTTATGCTTTTGTTGGTTTAAAGTTATATGAAAATTCTGCAATGATGAAATGTGCTTATGTTTCTAAAAAATACAGAGGAAATAATCTTTTAATAAAACTTATTAATTTAAGACTAAAATGGATTAAAGATAATAAGCCTAAGATTAAAAAAGTATATGCAAGTTGTACTAAAATGTCTATTAACTCTCATTTAAAATGTGGTGCACAGGTTGTAAAAAAATATAATAATGGAATCACAAAAATAAAATATGAAATATTATAGTAACAAAAATGTTTACGAAAAAGCAATAGAAAGAATTGAATACTTATTTAATGAATTCGAAGAAGTAATTGTAGGATTCTCTGGTGGTAAGGATAGCACTGTAACATTACATTTATGTTTAGAGGTTGCCGAGAAACTAAACAGATTACCTTTAAAGGTTTGCTTTATAGATCAAGAAGCAGAATGGCAAGGGACTATTGACTATGTAGATAAGGTAATGAGAAGAGATGATGTAGAGCCTTTATGGTTTCAAATGCCTATTGTGATTACAAACAACGCATCTACAACCGAGAGGTATTCTTATTGTTGGGATGAAAATAAAAAAGATCAATGGTTGCATCAGAAATCAGATATAAGTATAAAAGAAAATAGATATAACGAAAATAGGTTTCACGATTTATTTAAGGCTATTTTAAAGGTAGATTTTAAAGATAAAAAAACTTGCTACCTTGCAGGGGTTAGAACACAAGAAGCTCCTAAGAGATTAATGTCTTTAACCTCTGGACTAACGTACAAGGATATTACTTATGGAAAACAACTTACAAAAGATTTAGGACATTACACTTTTTATCCGATCTATGATTGGGAGATTAAAGATGTATGGAAATACATTAATGATAATAATATAGAGTACTGTAAGATATATGATGAGATGTATAAGCACGGAGTTAATTTAAATGATATGAGAATATCAAACCTACATCACGAAACATCAATACAAGCTTTATTGTTAGTGCAAGAAATAGAACCGAAAACGTGGAATAAAATTAGTGATCGTGTTGCAGGAAGTAATACTATTAAGCACCTAAAAGGAGATGCCTTTAAATGCCCAAAAGAATTACCTTATATGTTTAAGGACTGGAAAGAGTATGCTGATTACCTTGCTGAAAACTTAATAGATAAAGATATTTATAAGGAGCAACTTAAAAAGAAAATCAGTAAGCTTGAAAAGTTTATGATCAATGATTTAATTATAACAGATACATACAAGACTGTTATAAAAACTATCTTGTCAAGTGATTGGGATTTTACTAAAATGATAAACTTTACAACGAACCCATACTTTCAAGCAGTAAAACATTATGTCAATGGAACATTTACAAAAGATAACATAGAAGTAAATAGAAAATATAATAAATACATTAAAGGATTAATATGATAGCAGAATTTAAAAAATACGTTTTAGATAATAAATTTAACGAGATAGAAACAATTAAGTTTTTTGAAGAAATAAAAGAATTAATACACGAGTATTCTCCTTTAAAAACTCAACCAGTAAACAGAATTAAATGGGTTGAAATAGAAAAGGTAAGCCCTAACGATTATAACCCTAACAGTGTTGCTAAAAAAGAAATGGGTTTACTGTACACCTCTATATTACACGATGGTTATACACAGCCAGTCGTTACGATCTATGACGATGTAAAAGATAAGTATATTATTATAGATGGCTTCCATAGATACTTTACTTGTAAATCAAACAAAGACATATTAGATAGAAACAAAGGTATGTTGCCTATCGTAGTACTGGATAAAAGTATTAATGATAGGATGGCAAGTACTGTAAGGCATAACAGAGCAAGAGGTATGCACAGTGTAACTGGTATGTCATCAATGGTTTTTAGTATGCTTAAAAATGGTTGGAGTGATGTCGATATATGTAATGAGTTAGGTATGTCAGCAGAGGAACTGATCAAGCTAAAACACTTAACTGGTTTCTCTAAATTATTTGAAGATGCAGAGTACAGTAAGGCTTGGGAAACAAAAAATCAACTACTACTTAAAAAGAAATATCAAGAAGAAAATGAACAAAACTGAACAACATAAAAAAGCAGTACTAGAAGCACTTGAAAAGTCTTTGGGTGTTGTAACAACTGCTTGTAAAAAAGTAGGCATAGGCAGAACACAATTTTACAACTGGTTAAAAGATGATGAGGTCTTTGCAAAGCAGGTAAAGGATATTGAGAACATAGCTTTAGATTTTGTAGAGAGTAAACTGTTTGAGAATATAAGGGATGGAAAAACATCTGAAACTATATTCTATTTAAAAACAAAAGGAAAGAACAGAGGTTATGTTGAACGACAAGAGATAACTGGAATAGGTGGCCTTCCACCAAAAATAGAAATAGAGATTATTGAAAGTAAAGACTAACGTAGTATTTAAACATCTCTTACGATCAGATAAGAAGATCACAATAGAGCAGGGTGGAACAAGGTCTGGAAAGACTTACAACATCTTGCTTTATATTATATTTAAGTATTGTCTTGACAACACAAAAAAGACTATTACTATATGTAGAAAAACATTTCCTGCCGTAAGGGGTTCTGTTATGCGTGATTTCTTAGACATTTTAAAGATACACGGAATATACTCGGAGGTGCATCACAACAAATCATCACACGAATATAACTTAAACGGAAATAGGATTGAGTTCATATCTTTAGATCAACCACAAAAGGTAAGAGGTAGAAAAAGAAATCTACTATTTATTAATGAGGCAAACGAATTAAACTTCGAGGACTGGCAACAGTTAATATTTAGAACTGATGAAAAGATTATTATTGACTTTAATCCATCAGATGAATATCACTGGATATATGACAGAGTAATACCAAGAGAAGATGCTGACTTCTATATAACTACTTATCTAGATAATAGCTTTCTTAATGATAGTATTAAAGAAGAGATAGAACGATTAAAAGATACTGATGAAACATACTGGCAGATATATGGTTTAGGTTTAAAGGGTATCTCTAAAGCTACTATATTTAATATAACAGAAACTAATGTTATTCCAGAGGATGCAGAGTTTGTAAGTTATGGTGCTGATGCAGGATATACAAATGATCCAACAGTTCTTGTTAGCGTTTACAAGAAAGGAT